ACCCACTATGATTATGATGCCAACAATGGAGATGCTACAAGAAATGCTACAAGAAAAAATCAATCAATTTCAACAAAATCCATTATTTAGGAATGTAAAATGCGCAATGAACACCACACCAGGAGGAGGAGGTCCTACAGTAGGAACCCCCGTCGGACCTGGGGCTCCTTCTATTTCCACGAGCATTGCTAGTGTGTCCGCTTTGCCTACTATAACTAATTCTATGTCTTCTATTGGTCAGAACAATATGCTACTGCACATCAATAATGGATTCCCAATCAAACGAGGTCGTGTTACTTTCAGGGTGCCCAAAAACTTATGAATAATTCATACTACATTAATACTGGACAAATATTAATTTATACAGCAAATAATACTTTATACTCAACCGATAATAGAGACAACCTAAAACTAACTAATAGATTCGATGATCTAACTCCAGAAAATCTTTTTCTTATTACTTGGGCACCAACACAACAAAAAATTCCGATAAAAGAAAAAAGAGATTTCCCTCTATCAATCTCGGAATTATATCAAAAATTCTATAAGCCAGACCAGCAATACCTTAATTTTGTAGATTTCTTCCAGACTCCTTCTAATACAACAAAATCTGATAGACAAGGAATCTTAGTCACAGAAAACAACATAAACTATAAACCCGGACAAAAAGCTCTTTATCCCTGATCAGCACTCTGGTAAATCTTTTTTCTTCTTCCTTTAGGCTTTACTATGCCTAATTTACGTCTTTGTCGCCTAATCATACTAGTAGTTACATTAGTGCTGGACATCTGACTAAGCTTAGCAGCCAGCTCTAAATCGCTCATTACGTCTTTATTCTGCTTAATAAATTCTAATTCAGAGTCCTGCCATCTTTTATAACTGGCCATAATTTTTCCTTTTTCGTGTAAAGTATATTGACGACTTTAAGTTCTATGTTACTATAATAAATAATTGATCACTTTGAGCAAGGAGAAAAAATGCAACCTTTTGAAGGCCATCCAGTAGACAGCATACTAGAAACTAGAGCCAAATCAGACCTAGATGTAAGCAAAGATCTTGCTTCAAAATCAACCGCATCCATCAACGATTTATTAAATGGCGAAAAAGACAACCAAGACGAAAAACACAACGAGGAAATTACAGAAAACTCCCAAGAAGACACAGAAGAATCCGAACAAGAATCGCACCCAACAAACTAAGGGTGAAACAACCAATAAAGATTCTTACTTAAATGGTGTCTGCGAGAAAGAGTTTCTGGAAGCCCTCGAAAACATAACTAGAAGATTAGCCACTAAATTTAAATTTGGCTATCATGAAGTTGATGACATGAAACAGCAGGCAGCCATATTCGCCATAGAAGGTCTGCAAAATTATGACAAAAGCAGACCACTAGAAAACTTTCTTTGGACCCATGTAAGAAATCGCCTATTTAACTACAAAAGGAATAATTATCAGCGACCAGATAAACCCTGTCAAGGTTGCCCTTTTTTCGACAAGGACTATAAAAAATCAGACAATCAATGCGAGGAACACAAAGACAAACTCAATTGTGAAATGTATGCTGCCTGGTTTAATCGTAATGACGCCAAGAAAAACATAATGCAGCCCCAATATATATCTGAAAACCAAAATATTTCGTCCAGCCTTAGCAAAGACTCTTTTCTGCAAAACATAGAAAACCAAGAAATTATCACTTTTCTAGACGACAACATAGAAGCCCAATATAGAGAACCTTATCTCAAATTGAAACATGGATCTAAAGTACCCAAGGCAGAAGTAGTCAAATTACAAAAATATATACAAGAACTTATAGAGCGATTCCAATGCCAAAAAAAGCTGTGATCAGAAAAAAAAGAGGTCAATTAGGCCTTGACGAAGAACAATACATAAAAGATAATGTTAATAAATTATCTATAGAAGATATAGCAGATCACCTTAATCGCACAGTAAACCCCGTTAAAAAATTTATTGAACAAAATCGCCTACTTTCAGGAGAAGATGACCAACAAATAGAATTCCTAAGAGCAAAACTACATAGTAAAACCTTTTGGCAAGAAATAGAAAGACAATTTGACCAAACAACAGGAGAGCTTGAATATTTTGAGAATACCTGGATTGGGTTAATCAAACAGTTCAGGGAGGACGTACTACCTGCAGAAGAATTACAAATAAAACAATTTATCACCATAGACATCCTTATTAATAGGAGTATGAAAGAACGCAAACGCCATATTAGCGAAACTGAAAAACTACAAAAGCAAGTAGATGCTGAATACGAAAAGAAAGAGAGTGAGCGAGATCTAAACAGGTTGGCCAATTTAGAAACCCAGTTAAGTTTTGCAAGAAATAGCATTGCCAACTATACTAATGAATATACTAAATTATTAAGCGAACAACAAAAAATTAGCAAAGACCTAAAGGCTACTAGAGAGCAAAGAATCAAAAGGATCGAGGATGGAAAAAGTAGCTGGGTAGGACTTATAAGAATGCTAGAAGACGAGGAGCTTAGAGAAAAGCAGGGCAGAGAGATGGAAATTTTAAATATGGCCTCTAAAAAGTTCAGGGAGAACCTGTCAGAGTTACATACATACGAGGACAATGGAATAGATCAACCTTTACTATTACCAGAAAATCAGGACTAAAATGAAAACAGCTTTAATTAGTGGAATTACAGGACAAGACGGATCTTATCTGGGCGAGTATCTGTTAGATCTAGGATATAAAGTAGTAGGTCTACATAGAAGATCTAGTAATCATAATATATCCAGAATAGAATCCTTGATCAAGCATAAAAATTTTATACTACAGGAATTTGATCTTACAGATCCTTCAGATTGTAGCTCTACTATAAAAGAGTATGCTCCAGACGAATTTTATAATTTAGCTGCTCAGAGCCATGTTGCTACTAGCTTCAAGCAGCCTACTACTACATTTGAAATAAATACCGTTGGTGTCACCAATCTCTTAGAATCAATTAGATTACACTCTCCAGACACTAAATTCTACCAAGCTAGCACAAGCGAAATGTTTGGGCGAAATTATTTGGTTGATTCACAAGGCGAAAAATATCAAAACGAGCAAACACCAATGCTTCCCCAGAGTCCGTATGCATGTTCTAAACTATGTTCTCATCATATGGTGCATATTTATAGACACTCTTATAACTTGTTTGGTTGTAGCGGTATATTATTTAATCATGAAAGCCCTCGCAGAGGAGCTAATTTTGTCACCAGAAAAATTACTATATATTTAGCCAAATTGATTAATGGTCTGATTAAAGATGATGAAAAATTAAGACTAGGCAATATCGAAGCATATAGAGACTGGGGCCATGCTCAGGACTATGTAAAATCTATGCACATGATGCTAAACCACGATATTCCAGACGATTATGTAATAGCAACAGGGAAAACCCATAGTGTAAAAGATTTCCTACAAGAAGCTTTCCAGCTTTGGGATTTAGATTATAATAATTATATACAAATTGATCCTGAATTTTATAGACCTTGCGAAGTAGAATTTCTTAAGGGTGATGCTACTAAAGCTAGACAAACTCTTGATTGGAACCCAGAATACAACTTTCAGCAGTTAGTGGCCAATATGGTGTATAGTGATTTGGAACTATTTAGATGAGAAGAAACTTTAATGATCCAGTTTATAAAAAATGGAGAAAAGAAGTTTATTCAAGAGATAAGTTTCGTTGTAGGTGGCCTAATTGTGGTTCTCGTCACAAGATAAACGCTCACCATATTAAAACTTGGTCGGATTTTCCGCATTTGAGATACGAGATTAATAATGGTATCACTCTTTGCAAACAACACCACGACATGATAAGAGGAATGGAAGATCAATATAGTACAGCTTTTTTAAAAATTTTACTATCAGACTTTAACAAAAACAAGAAAAGGAACAGCAATGATTGAATTAGAAAAAACTATAACTATTCAAGCTCCTCCATATACGGACCAGAATGATAAAGTTATTACCCCAGAACCTCAAGTTGTAGACAAGCTTGATGTTTTATATCATATTCACCCAGAGCAAAAAATGGCATTTGCTACGTTTAGCAATGTTCCTGGTAGATTCATGTTATATCAGGGTGAAGACTATGAAAATAATCAAGACGATATCAATATTACATCTTTAACATACAAGCTCTTGATGGTATTGGGCGACGATATTGAAACAACCATTAATAATCAATTTCCAAAAACCTTAGAACAAGACCCAGATGGACCAGGAAGCATTCTAACGAGCATGATAAAGACTATTGGTATTAAGTCTTCATCTAATTGTAGTTGTCGCCGTCACGCCTTAGAAATGAACGAAAAAGGCCCAGATTGGTGTGAGCAGAATATTGACACTATTCTTTCTTGGCTAAAAGAAGAAAGCCAGAAAAGAAAATTGCCTTACGTAGAATTTGTTGCAAAGTCTATGGTTCAGAGGGCCATATACAAATCAAGAAAGCTTATAGCAAAGAATCAAGAAGATTCTAAAGAAGCAGAATCTGTTTCTGGCTAGCAATCTCAACATGAAAAACGAAGACTTCAGAATAGTCGTAGATACCAGAGAACAACAACCCTGGGCATTCCAGGACTATATGAGCACAGTAGCTAAATTAGATACTGGCGACTATTCTATTGAAGGTTTCGAAAATTTAATTTGTATAGAACGCAAAAAGTCTGTTAGTGAATTTGCAAATAATATTACAGAATCTCGTTTTAAGGATGTTATTGCGAGACTAAAAGATATCAAATACCCATTCTTTCTGTTAGAGTTTAGTGTTGAAGACATACTAAAATATCCCGTAGGCTCTAATGTTCCTAAAAGGATGTGGAGTAAAATCAGAATTTCTCCAGCGTTTATCATGAAAAATATTCTGGATTTAGAATTAAAACATAATATCAAAGTAATATTTTGCGGAGATCCTATGAGCGCAAGCAAGCTTGCTGGTATGATATTCAAAAGAATGTATTACCATATATCTAAGGAATTAACAGATGGCTAATTATGACAATGCGTGGTTAGGTCTTGGTGATTTAAGTTCGTTGGATATTAAAAATCCAATGATACACAGATCGAAATACGACATTGAGCATCCAGACACTCATTTAATGAAACTAATGAGAGACACAAGCTATATTGGGTCTACAGTTAAAATGCTGTTTGATATAGAGCTACACCCTATTCAAATGGTTATTCTACAAGAATTTTGGCATAGACCATTTCCCATGTTTATTGCTAGCCGTGGATTTGGTAAATCTTTTTTGATGAGTCTATACTGTATATTAAAATGCACGTTTGTCCCAGGAACCAAAATAGTTGTTGTTGGGGCCGCATTTAGACAGAGTAAGATTTTATTTGAGTATATGGAAAATATCTGGAAGAATAGCCCTGTACTGAGAAGTATTTTTAGCGGCAACGATGACGGGCCTAGAAGAGATGTAGATAGATGCACATTAAGACTAGGAGATAGTTGGACTATTGCTATTCCTATGGGCGACGGTAGCAAAATCAGAGGTTTAAGAGCGCATATTATTGTTGCTGATGAATTCGCATCTATATCTCCCGATATTTACGAAACAGTCGTTGCTGGTTTCGCTGCTGTTAGTGCCAGCCCTATTGAAAATGTAAAAGAGGAAGCAAGAAAAAAGGCTATGCAAGATGCTGGTTTATGGACACCAGAATTAGAAAGCTTAATAGTCAGAAAGAGTAATCAAGCTATCATATCGGGAACAGCAGACTACGGCTTTAAACACTTTGCCCAGTACTGGAAAAGATATAAGGCTATTGTAGAAAGCAAAGGAGATATTAATAAATTACAAGAAATATTTACTGGGGAAGTTCCAGAAAATTTTAATTGGAAAGATTATAGCGTAATTAGAATACCTTATGAATTAATACCTAAGGGCTTCATGGATGATAAGCAAGTATCAAGAGCCAAAGCTACTATTCATACTGGTATATATAACATGGAATATGCTGCCTGTTTTGTCAATGATAGTGAAGGATTTTTTAGAAGAAGTTTGATAGAAAGTTGTGTTACCGGAAATCCCAATCCTATCAAGATAGGCGAAAAAGAAATTATTTTTGAAGCAAAGACCAAGGGTGATCCTAATTTAGAATACATATATGGTATTGATCCCGCTAGCGAAAAAGACAATTTTTGCATTGTAATTATAGAATTACATCCTGATCATTCTAGGGTTGTTCATGTATGGACTACTAATCGATCAAATTTTCAGGACAGACAAAAAACAGGACTAGTCAATGAACACGATTTTTATGGTTTTTGTGCTAGAAAAATAAGAGATCTTATGAAAATATTTCCTTGCGCACGAATTGGACTAGATGCTCAAGGCGGTGGCGTTGCTATCGAAGAAGCTCTTCATGATCCTTCTAAACTCCAAGAGGGAGAAGTGCCTATATGGCCAGCTATTGATCCAAACAAAGCGAAAGAAACTGACGATAAATCTGGATTACACATATTAGAGCTAATACAATTCGCTAAATCAGAATGGACCTCACAGGCTAACCACGGTTTACGAAAAGATCTAGAAGACAAACTTTTGTTATTTCCAAGATTTGATAATCTAAGTTTAGGACTATCTATGTTGCAAGAAGGCAAGGACATCATAGATACAGATAGCACAAATCTATATGACAGCGCACAAGATTGTATTATGGAAATAGAAGAGCTTAAAAACGAATTAACTACTATTGTTATGACTCAAACCAGCAATGGTCCCAACGCTAGAGATAGATGGGATACTCCAGAAGTTAAAATGCACGGAGGAAAAAAGGGTCGATTACGCAAAGATAGATATAGCTCATTAGTAATAGCTAATATGTTAGCTAGACAAATGCATAGACAATCAGCTCCAATATCTTATGATATTATTGGAGACAACCTGCGTAGCAGCAGCGCAAAACAGGACGGAGAGATGTATAAAGGTCCAGATTGGTTCACCCAAGGAGCTAATGCAGATATTTATACTGGAATTTACAGATAATTAGTGTATATAATTATCAATACAATTACAATACCATTACAAAACGAATGATATGTCAGATAAACAATCGCCTATTAAAAATGCCTCTATTTCCCCTAATGAAGCATATGTTTTTTGGACTAATGACCCTAATACTCAAGGGGAGGCGCTCAAAGCTTCTGCTGGAGCCCTAGAAGAATATACTGGAATAAACAAAGCCGTAGCCGGTCGTAGATATTACAACGATTTCTCTAATTTGGATGGTAATACTGGAGGCCGACCAGGATTAACAAGACAAGATTATGACTATTTTCGTCCAGATGAAGCCGTACCAAAACATGTTAAGGCGGTAATTAAAAAAGCGGAAGACATATATCAAAGAGTTGGTTTAGTCAAAAATGTGATTGATCTTATGGGCGATTTTGCCGTACAAGGAATAAAAATTGTTCATAAGAATAAAAGGATTGAGAGATTTTATAGGCAGTGGTTTAAGAAAATCAACGGCAAAGATAGAAGCGAAAGATTTTTAAATAACCTATACAAGACGGGCAATGTTGTTATAAATAAACAAACTGGTAAAATTGGAACCAAAGTAGCAAAAGATCTTTATAAAGCCATAGGTGTTGCCGACCTAAAGATAGATACTTTACCAGAATACAAAATAGAAAAGAAAGAAATCCCTTGGAGATATACTTTCATAGATCCTGTATGTGTAGAAGTTTCTGCTGGTGCTTTATCTTCATTTGTACACGATAAACTTTATGAGTTGGTTTTACCAGCCAGAATAAGAAAAATTGTAAATTCTCCAAGAAACGATAATGAAAAAAATATTATTAACAATCTTCCTCCTTCTATCGTAGATGCCGCTAAGACAAGAAAGCCCTATCCTCTAGACCCCAACAAAGTCGTAGTATATCATTATAAGAAAGATGATTGGCAAACATGGGCTTATCCTATGATTTATGCAATCATGGATGATATTACAGTCATCGAAAAATTAAAACTCGCAGATATCGCAGCATTAGATGGGGCCATTTCCAATATTAGGATTTTTAAGCTAGGTAGTCTTGAACACAAGATAGCTCCGACAAAAGCGGCTACAGCTAAACTCGCTCAGATTTTAGGAAATAATGTTGGCGGAGGAACAATGGATTTGGTGTGGGGGCCGGATATAGAATTACTAGAAAGCAAAACAAACGTACATCAATTTCTAGGAGAAGGTAAATATACACCTCACTTAAATAGTATATATGCTGGACTTGGAATCCCTCCAACTCTTACTGGAACATACGGTGCTGCTGGCACTACAAATAATTTCATATCACTAAAAACACTAACCCAAAGACTACAGTACGGTAGAGATTTATTGATGGATTTTTGGGAAAAAGAAATTGTATTGGTACAAAAAGCAATGGGTTTTAGATTTCCGGCTAGTATAGAATTTGACAGAATGGATCTAAGTAATGAGGATGCTGAAAAAGCACTACTTATACAATTAGCTGATAGAAATCTAATTAGTGACGAGCTACTACAAACCAAGTTTGGTTTTGATCCTGATATGGAAAAAACAAGACTAAATAGAGAAAACAGAGATAGGAAGTCAGACAGAATGATTAAAAAGGCTGGGCCTTGGCATGATCCACAATTCGATAATGCATTAAAGAAACTATCCTTACAATTAGGCATAGTAACGCCTTCCCAAGTTGGTCTCAGCTTACCAAAGAAAAAACCATCAGAAAAAACAGCAATACAACTTAAACAGGAAATGTCATCAACGAAGTTGGCTAACGATTCCCCGGAATCGTTGCGTGGAGTACCTGGAGAAGGAAGACCCAGATTATCAAAAGACAAAGAGCAGCGAAAAGAAAAAACCTTCAAACCACAAACCGGGGCAAAAATAGCACTTTGGGCAGCGCAAGCTCAAGATAAAATATCAGACATAATAAACCCCATCATGTTGACCTTTTACAACAAGAAAAATTTAAGGAGTTTATCAAAAGCCGAACACCAGGAGTTAGATAGACTAAAAACACAAGTCTTATTTGCTAGCCATCCCGATATAGTAATAGCAGAGGATTCTATTCAAAATACTCTTGCAAAAATAAATTCCCCACAAAACATTTCCATATATAATAAATTCAATGATTGGGTCAAAGACATTAAACATCAGACCAATTATGAATTAAACTCAGAGTCAAACAAACATATAAAGTCTTCTTTTTATTCTTTGGTGTATGAACACTTGTACTCAAAAAGGCCTAAAATATGAATAATATCAAAGTTTATGATGTAGAAGTAGCGGATGGCTTGTCTGAAATGATTAAGTCTACTGCTTCTATTAGTTATGCTAGTCAAGCCGTACCATCTTCAAAAGACAATATACTGCATAACAAAAATAAAAATGAATATAAAAGTCTAGCTTCATATAGTGACGAAGACTTATATTATGTTCAGTCTATCTTAGTAACATCTAACTGGAATAGAAATGATGATATTTTCGATAGCTTAGAAGTTTGGAGAGCTAAAAGCACCCCAGAAGATAAGCCAACAAATTTAGAGCATGATGAAAAAACAATTATAGGTCATATTATTTCTAATTGGCCAATTACTGAAGACGGATTACTTATAGATAAAGATACTCCAGAAGATAATCTTCCAAATAAATACCACATATTAACAGGATCCGTAATATACCGAGCGTTTTCTGATCCAGAACTAAGGTCGAGAGCAGAAAATCTTATACAGGAAATAGAAAACGGCCAAAAATATGTCAGTATGGAATGTATGTTTAGTGGCTTTGATTATGGTCTTATAGAAAAGAATACCAATAAATACGAGGTGCTTCCCAGGAGTGAATCCACAGCACACCTTACTAAACACTTAAGAGCATACGGCGGTACTGGAGAGCATGAAAATTACAAAATTGGCAGAGTTTTAAGAAATATTGTATTCAGCGGAAAGGGTTTTGTTGCTAAGCCAGCTAACCCTGAAAGTATCATTTTGAAAATAAATCAGACGCCAGAAAAAAAAGATGATCAAAATATTAATAATTTTACAGAATTAGGTGTATCAACACTTAAGTCAAGCTTTAACTCGGAGGTTGAACCAATGAACTTAGATAAAGACGTATCAGAAATTAAAGATCAGATTGAAAGCATTGCTAAATCTTCTGAAGCTATTAAAGATAGCTTTGTGAAGACAGCTTCAGATCTAGAAAAACAGTATTCTGAATTATCCGAAGCTCTTACCGCAAGCAAAGCCGATTCTGATGCCAAGGCTGATCAGATCTCTAAGCTTGACGAAGAGCTAAAAGTTAAATCAGAAGAAATTGAAAACAAAGGCTCAGAACTTACTTCTATTCTTGAAACAGTTGCTTCGCACGAAGAAACCATCAAGGCACAAGAAGAAAAGATTGCATCCTTAACAGAATCTCTTTCTAATGCAGAAACTCTTGTTGCTGAATACAAGATGAAAGAGGAAGAGATGAAGAAAAAAGAAAAGATGATGCAAAGAAAAGCCAAGCTTATCGAATCTGGAGTAGACAATGATTCAGCCGATGCTACTATTGAAAAATTCGAATCCTTAGACGACGAAACTTTTGATGCTATGACTGATGTTTTAGCAGCCATGAAACCTAAAAAGGAAGAAATGGCCAAGAAAGAGAAAGAAGACGAATCAGAGGCTAAGAAACCAAAGATGTCTATGGCTGAAGAATCAGAAGAAGCTTCAGAAGAAGTATCAGAAGAGTCAGACGAGTCGGAAGACACATCTGCTGAAATTCTTGATAGTGTCGAAGTAGAAGACGAAGTAAATCTTAGTGTTGGTGAAGAAGCTGAAGATTCAGCAGAAAGCACTCGCGCTGCTCTTGTTGATTTTGTTAGTTCCAGACTCAATACCAAAAAATAATTCTTTATAAAGGGAGAAAATAACATGGCTCTTAAACCAGATAGAATTGAATCACACACCGATATCTCTTTCTTCATGAGCGCAATTGCTGAAAGAGGCGGTGTTGTTGTGGCCGCCACAGGTAATACTAATGTCGGAGCATCTATGGATGATGCTGGCGCACTTGTTGAGTATGCTACTAGTGCTACTGGTAGAACACCTATGGGTGTTTTGTTAAACGATGTTGTTGACTACGATCTTACTAAACAGCACGT